AGCTCATTGTAGATTTTCCGCACTTCTGCCTGCTCATCGATCAGACCTATTGCACCTTTACAATTTGGGGAATGCCCTCCCCTTAAGCCAATTTTCATTCTTTCTCTTCCTCCTGCTCTTCTGTTTCAAATGCTTTTTCCAGTTCCTCTGCGGATACTCTGCCAAATTCGTTCTGTTCGCTCATGTTCTCACCTCCTACCGTGCGATAAAAGAGGACGATTACTCGCCCTCCTGCTCCTGTGATTTATTTGTTAAAACATCCAGTGCTTTTTTTAACGCTTCCGGATATTTCACACCCATAATTCCAACATTTTCCAAAATCGAGATACCCTCATTTGCTATAAATGCCAGTACTACGGCTGTGCGGATATAGTCTACGCCGAGAGTGACATCCAGCCGATATGCAATAAGTACGATCAGTAGAGATACCCCTTTTCTGCACAGACCTTTCCATGCTGAGTAGCTACTCAGTGCCCCGTTTTCCGACTTGTTGCTCTTTTTCCAAAAGGCGGCAATCAGCAATCCAAGAACAAAGTCTACACCCATAAAAATAAGTAATGTAGTCAAGTCCTCGGACCATCCTCCGATCAGGTTTACAAATCCTCCAACAATAGCTCCAAACACCATGCATAAAAACGCTTTTACATTTGCCAACTGTTCCATTTTCTTCATATCCTCACTTTCCTTTCTGGTTTTAAGTATAAAAATAAGACCATTACGGTCTTGCTCTAATCTCCATATTCGCTCCTTTAATCAATCATCTGTAATCCACGTGAACGTTGCGTGACGTTCTGTAAATGCGGCATTCTCCACATAAATCTTGATCCCCCCATCTTTTCCTATGCCGTATCTTCCCGTTCCAAATATGTTAGGTCCTGAAACTTCACTATAGGGAGCAAAGAAATCCATAACCGGTCGATATCCTACTGGAATTTTCACTTCGTTGAATGGCCCGTATTCGCCACTTCCCGGAAATTGTGCAATCATTGTGATCTTGCATGTTACCATACATCCTCTTCTTTTTAGTTCCACACGGATGTTATTAGCGGAGTTTGTGCTTGTATATGGACCTTTCACGGTGCCGGAGTCGTAATTGCGATACGCATATATGCTTATACGTGGGGATACAGAATTTCTTGCATATATCATTTCATCCTCAAACTGGATTGTCGTTGCTTTTCTCGTATTTTCATTTGTAAACATGATGTTTTGCAAGTTCACGCTCATAGTAGCTCGATCTGTTGTCGGAGCCTTACCAGAGAAAGCCAAATACGCATTACTCAATGACGCAACATTTTCCACTGCTCCTTGCACGATTTTCTTGCTAATAATCTTTCCGGATGTAACATCGATAAGCATTGTTCCATTCTTATCCTTAATAAGTCCAGCGGTTACAGTTCCGAGGTTTGCGGCAATCGCACTTAGCGTCTCTACATTCAGATTTTCTACAGAAATGTAATAGATCACCCATTTACTTCCATCCCATCTTTTAATCGGCTCTCCACTTGCTGTCTGCCAGAGCTGTCCAACTTTTGGATTTTCCGGGGGTGTGGGAGATATGATAATTCCACTATCCCCTGTCTCTCCGTTGTCTCCACGTACACCGATAATCACAGGTGTGGTCTTGGTTTCCGTGCTATTGGTGTACCGGATAAGGTCGTAGCTCCATAGGTTTTTCTTGGTTTCGGTCATGTCTTGCTTCGTGTCCGTCCATCCCGGAGAGGATACCGTGATTCCTGTGCTTTTTTCGGATGCCAGATAATACTTGGTCACACTCTCGATTCCTACGCCGTCTTTTCCGTCATCTCCGTTTTTTCCCGGTTCTCCTGGTGCTCCATCGTCCACCTTGGTGATTGTTACCTCATAATATCCACGCCGGATTCCATTTTCAGTTGCCACGAAAGAGTACACCGCCTTGGTATCCACATCCTCTGCATTTACTGTCACGCTCCTACCTACATAAAACTCTGTCCCATCTTTACTCCACCGGATTTCCAGATTTCCAGACACATCCACACCGTTGTTGTAAGCGTAGGCAGTCAGTGTAGTGCTGCCGATGCCGTTTTTAAAGATAATGCCGTTGTTTGTAGAGATGGAACAGGTGTAGACTTTATTTTTTGAAATCAAGTCCTGCATCCTTTTGATGAGATCGTCGGATATTTCGGATGTAAGCTCTTTGTAGTTTGTAAATACCGTCTTTGCAGTTTTTGGATTGGTAAGACTCCTGATCTGTTCTGATACTCTTGCCTGTAGATAAAGGACTGGTGTCCACTCCTGATCCTGCATCCTTACCGTATCCCCGATGTTGGTGTCAAAATATCCGTCCACCTCGTAGGTTACTACTGGCTCGGATGCGGTCTTGAGGTCAGATAATGCCATGCTGTACAGCTTGTCCTTGCTGTCTGTATCGTACTCTTTACGCATCAGGATATAAGCATCAGCCTTATTTACGATGTTGGATGGGAACCGGTCCCTTGCCTGTGGTGCGCGGATGATCGCACCGTCTGTAAAGTACTCGATATTGCCGTTTTCATCGTATTCTTTCTTGTCAAGACCATTGATTGTCAGACCGTCCTTTCCGGTCGGCTGGATGCAGGTGTAAAGCTTCTCGGCATCTGTGGTTTTTCGAATTCCGGTAATTCCTTTCCCGTACCGCAGTACAATGTCATTCCGGTATTCTCCGACTCCGCTGTCTGTATCGGAGTGTTTCCGATATACATTTAGGACAATCTCTTTTAAAGAGTAGTCTCTGTTCAGTACTGTCTCAAATTCGATCTCCGCAGAAAAGACATTAGCCAGGGAGAATAATCTCTTTAATACGGACGTTGTACCTGTCCATTCGTTGGTGATCCGTTTGTCCGATACCTCATTTAGCCCCAATTTTAGTGTCCTCTCCGCGTCAAAAACGGCAAGGTACTCTTCAAAGCTCATTGCTTTTCCGGCTTTGTATTCCCCTGCATCCTCGTTGATAAGCTCAAACGACAGTGACCATGCTGTGGCAGTAATTGTCTTCTCCGTCTGGTCGGTATTTACAATATTTAAGTAGTAAGATTTACCCTTGTGTGTAAATGCTACCTTGTTTCCAACTGCAACATGTTCTGCGTCTGGATGTTTGGCGTTTACCGTAAAAGTATAGGTATTCGCTGCTCCATGTAAGTATTCGCGTAGCTCATCACCCCAGTAGTGCATAGACTTTTTGTGTGCATTATCCATAAATGCTATAGGCGTGTTATTTGCACTTAAAATTGCAATTCTAATACTGTCCATTACAAGTAAACCTCCCGTATTTTTGCTTTAATCTGTGGCGGCGGAGCAGAGAAAGAAGAGTAGCAGAACTGTACTTCCGTTGTTCCGGGCGGAACTTTTGGATAATTAGATCCGTCAATCTCATCTCTTTTTGCCGGCATCCCGTTAACATAGACCTTTGTACTCTCTCCGTCTATAGTCACCACGTCACCGGCACGATACCGGTTCGGCACATCTCTGTATTTTTCCACGTTATCTTTGCGGAACCAGATACTTTTTAAATAATTGTGTGTGACCAGCTGATTTCCAAGATCTCTACTTCCCCACTGCCCGATCCAAATCTGGATTTTTTCACATTCCATGTCTTTGATCTCCGGTATATTTCGCTCCATGTAGGTCCCACACCAAAAAATCCGCAGCTTTTCGCCCTCTTTTAGAAAGTCGTTGTGGCATCCCATTTTAAGATTAAACGGATTGCCCTCGTAGGCTGTCGGCTGGAACTCTTCTCGTCTGATTAAGGTGTTTCCGGGAGCAAACCACTCGATACGAGCCGTATTACCAACCGTATCACTCTTGTTAATAGACATGGCGCATATCACCTTGTTATCTCCAGTCAGGAATGCAATGGTCTGTGCTCCTGTCTGCCCCATCAAGCCGGTTTCGAACCAGTGCTGGGTGTAACAGTAAAAGTTCTTCGCTCCACGTCTGCCCTCGCTGTCCACCGGGATAGTAAGTGTTCTCATTCCGCCGTTCCAGTACCCGGATGTTGCCTGTCCACCTTTTAATGCCATGACGTTATATCCGGCAACATTCTTGACTTCGAGCGTTCCCTGTGTGGTGTTTTCTGGGTTCTGATAAGAGGTACCGTGATCGTCTTGAAACAGACTGTAACCGTTAAACAGTTCTTCGGACGCTTCGTAGTTCTCTCCGTCCGCTTCTTCTTGTTTCCCAAGCTGAATTACTCCATACTGGCTGACCAATCCAATAAAGCCGTTCTCGTGCTTGTGGGTAATCTCATAGTCCACATCCGTCCACTCGGTACCGTTGTTTTGGATGGTAATTGTCTGGTATCCATCTTCTTGCACTCCGTCAAATGCAAATTCTGTAGTGGAGTATGCTACCCCGTCTGGGATGAGCCATGTGATCGTGCCTTTCCCAAACATTGCAACCTGTGTTATATCAAAATTACCGTCAGGGACAGCATAAAAATAGCGATCCGGATAATTCCCAAACACAAGCCTTTTCGGCTCTGTGACGTTTAGGACCTTCTGAATCGCATCATAACTTTCTAAAATATCGCCTTTAATTTCAAATGGCATTTCAAGTGTCTTTGATTTATATGTTATATAGCCAAAATCCTCTCCTTTTGCACTTTCTGCTCCGTCAAGAAGTTCTGTCTCTCTATTTACTCCGCTAAACGGAGAAAACCCGGACAATACACTCAAGTATCGCCCGAGTTCCTGATCGTTGAATTTTACAGATAAACTCAATCTCTATCCCCTCCTAACATCTTCCGAAAACTCGAATTCTTTTCTATTTGTTTTTCCATTGGCGTTGCAAGTACTCTGGATGTCTCTACGGAATCTATTTTATTGATAATTTCAAGCGGCCGGTTTGCGAGTCTGGATAATCGATCCACCGCGTAGATCAGCTCACTATTATCTGTCGTTCTGACCGCTGATCTGGAAGCGACATATCCACTTGCTGTCGGGCTTGCAGACGTTGTAACACCAAGAGCAGCTCCCTGTATCCGGGACACCATCTTGTTTGCCTGTTTTTCCATGTCTTTGTATGGGATATTATCCTCGAATCCAACCCCTATACCGAGAGCCATGTTTTTCCCGACCTGATCCCTAAATACACGGGATGGGGAATGGATCCCAAGTTTGCTTTTAACCCAATTCAAGGCATCTGTAGCAGCGCTCACAGCGGCATCTACTAGCTGTCCGGCTGCAGAAGCGACACCGGATGCAATTCCCTTTATGATGTTAACTCCAACGCTGATCCAATCTACACTCAAAAAAGCGTCTTTTATCGCAGAGATGATCTGCGGTATTTTCCCAACCAAGTTTGGTATTGCTCTAATCAAACCAGAAGCTAACTCTCCGATAATTTTAATACCAGTGGATAAAATCTGCGGAAGATTACTTGCGATGCTTGCTACAAAACGTGCTATCGCCTGAGCTGCAGCTGCTACGATAGCCGGCAGATTGTTTATGATTCCATCCACAAGGCGTAAAATCATCTGGACACCGGATTGTAACACGGATGGAAGCGCTGATAAGAGTCCACTTACATAATTTGTAATAGCTGCGGAACCCTGGGTAACCAACTGCGGCAAATTCTGCATGATTCCAAGAGCTAACTGCGTTACAATCTCAAACCCTTTCATAATCAATTCTGGAAGCCCTGTTGCAATTCCAAGCCAAAACTGGTTCAGAAGCTCCATTCCGGTAGAAATAAGCAATGGAGCATTTTCCATTATTCCGGTAAACAATCCATTTACAATGTTTCCGGCAGCCTGAATCATACCGGAAACGCCATTTTCCTCAAATCCTTGCGTAAGCTGCTCAATCGCACTGATCGCCGCTGGTAATAACGATTCCGTCAGTCCATCAGATATAGGCTTAACAATTTCACCTAAAAGCTGTTGTGCGTTGTCCTTTAATGTGGAGATCAGACCGCTAAACGTCTGACTCTGCTTTTCCATGCTCTGGAAATACTTTCCACCCTCAGATGTTGCTCTCTGCATGGAGGCGGTAATCTCATCCACAGAGATTGTCCCTTTGCTGATCCTGTCATACAAGGATGCCATTGACTCCCCTGTACTCTCAGAAATCTCCTGCAATGGGTTAAATCCAGCTTCAATCATCTGCTTGACATCTTCCAGAGACACTTTTCCGGCGGATGACATCTGTCCGTAAGCAGTGGCAATTCTGGACATCTTATCAGCTGAGCCTTGCGAGATATCACCAAGCATCATCATTTTGTCCATGGCTTCGTCTGCACTAAAACCATAATTCATCAACAGCTGTGTAGTATCTGCTAAATCCTGAAGTTCAAACGGCGTTTCCGCTCCTACTTTCTTCAATTTGTCGATTACTTCCGCTGCTTTTTCCGCGGATCCAGTCATAACCTCAAATGATGTCTGGTAAGACTCTATGGATGCATTGTATTTTACTCCGGCTACAACACCAGCTCCAAGCGCAGCCGTCACAGCACCAACCGCAGCAACTGCCACTCCTGCACCTTTCTTGGCTATTCCACCAAGTTTGGAAATTCCGGAATTAAATCCAGATTCATTTATTTCCGTGTCAAATTTTAATGAGCCATCATAACCCATACTATCCCTCCTATTCTTGGATAGCACAGGCTCATAGGCTCACTTAAGTGCTTTATTTCTTAATTTCTATTTCTTTCTTACAAGTCCGACATTTTACGTAGATACCGTGGCTTTTGGCTGTATTGTCTGCAATAGCAAGTTTGCAGCCGCACACAGGGCATCTAATCCAATCTCGGACTAATATTGGTTCTTTTTTCATGATCCACCTACATAAAAGCGTCACCGATTTCAAAATCAGTCAATTCTTCCTGTTTTAACTCGATCAGTTTTTTAATTTTCTGGATTCTCTTTTTCTCTTCCGGATCTTTAACTTCGCTCAGATCAATCCCTCTGTACATAATTCTTTTCTTGATCTCATTGTCCTCTGATAATCCATCAAAAAGCATTCGAAATTTCCACCAGTGCAGATATTTAATATCAATCAGGTCGATTCCGTAATCGCGCAAAAATGCTGATAATATATAGGGATAATCGATGGAAAAAGAAAAAAGATTCTTTTGCCTCACTGTTCCGGTTTGACTGACTTCTCCGTCTGAAAAATCAGCACTCATAAAGTCGCATAATGCGTCAATTGCAGGCTGCGATATTTCGATATCGTCAAGGAAATACTCACTCAAAATCAACAGCTTATCCACAGACTTGACATCTTTATCTTTTAACATGTCCAAAAGAGAAATATACTCTCGAAAATCGGTTCTGATTCTCACAGGCTTTCCATTTACAATTACCGATGTCGGGAGTGATTCATAGAAGAGGTTCATCGGTTCTTATTCGCCCCTCTCCTAGCTTTCCTGTTTGGTGTATATTTGTTTACCATACTGTTATATCTGGACTGCTCGCTGTTCCGTAAATCAAACAGTGAATTGGCGGCCTTAACTCTCATGTCCATGCTGTTTTTCCCTAGAAACATTTTTTCGCTTGTTCCGTCTCCGAATAATCGGTCATAGAAATCATTAAAAACCTTGCATTGCGCCCTCGTAATCTCGGACACTTTTCCAACTTTCGGCACTTTTTCGGATTCCTCAACCATTTTTTCGTAGCAGCCCTCAAATTTTTCCATAAAATCTGCGTCTGTAAAATCGATGTCTGTTTCAAAATTATTAAATTTCCACTGGCTCATTGGCTCACTCTCCTATTCTTTCCTGTGTTTTTTGCCACCTTAAAATCGGCGGCAGCTACTCCCCCATGTAATCACCCTTAGTGTAAGTGACTGTCTTAGATGTAATATCAGTCTCTGTAACATATCCTTCCTCGATGTCGGATACAGCTTTCAGTGATCCGCTGTAAACCAATGCGTCCGTTCCATCTCCGTCGGAATCTGGGATAACTGCGCAAGTTCTCTTTGTCGCAAAGCACTTATCGCCTTTCGTATTTTTCTTGTAAAAATCCACTGTGACAACTTCCACGTGCGCATCATCGGCTACTTTCTCTCCGTCATGGATTGCGGCAATGCGCTCATGTACCGGATTACCTGCGTACATATCGAATGAGTATTCTGTAGCCGGAGCATATCCAACTACATCTGATCTCTCCGTGCTTTCATCCACGTACTGTCTGGAATACTCTTTCGGGTTTTTCCCGTTTGTCATTGCGGTAAAATTGGTCATTCTTTCAAATTTCGGAGAGCTACCCGTTGCATCCGTGTTCATGAATGCCACACGCAAATGTCTGCCGACTAATTTTGGTGCTATTACTGCCATACTTATACCTCCTGTGCATAGATTAAGCGGCACTCAATACGATACTTAGCTTTTTCCTCGTTGATATCGTACAAGTAACCACTGTTTAAAGTTTCAATTGATATTGGGCTTTTCTTTTCTTCGAGTTCCGGAAGATTATCATTAAAACTCTGCTGTTCCAACCACTCTTCAAAGCTCTGAAAGAATCCGCTGTTCTCGATATTGATTCTTGCGTCCTGATCGTATTCCTCTTGGCTCGTAAACGCAAACTGGAACTGCTTCTTTGCTCCACCATCCATGTATCTCTGTATGATTGGGTCGCAAGGGAGAGGGTCAACAGAGTACCCCATATCCGTTCCAATGTAGTCCACGTTCACACGTCCATCACTCAAAAACGGACATGTGAGAATGTATGATCTGACGCTGTCAATGAGATTTGACATACTTAGCCGCTCCTTTCAGAATAGAGTCCTTGTGCCGGTTCTTCATGCGCTCAAACCATCGTGATTTTTCCTTATGCTCGTAATACTGTCTACGTGCATAAGGCGCAATCTGGTTGATCTCGCCACTGCCGATCACGCTGCCAAGAGTCGCTGACTCATCCAGTACACCTGTCCGTCTTGGAGTCTCCGGGTTCATGCGCCGGATGCACTCAGAATCAACAAACTCCTGTGCATTTGCGAAACCGGATTCCGTACTTGGCTTAAAGCTTGGATTCCATTCGATTTTTGCTGATACTTTTCCACCGCCGGATGCTTGGGTATATATAGATCCTCTCGGAGTCTGGATTTTGAATTTCTTTTTTCCTTTTGCCATTACACTCCCACCACCTTAATATGCGGATTGCCGCCAAAAGTATTGTAGTTTGCGGATGTAATTCTAGTCTTGTCCAGTCCGTCCAAGTCCTTAATCGTCTGCATGTCAACCTTACAATCGCCTTTTACAAGGTAATCGTCTTTCTTGATTTCCACGCTCGTATCCGGGATTCTGACCGTGTAGGTGTCTGCTTGTTTTAATCCATCTGTCGTGATCTGCGACTTTTCGTTTTTGTACCACCATACCTCTGGGATGTAGGTCCGTTCCCACTCATCCAGTCTGGTTTCTGAGTTATATTTCCTACTGTAAAGCGTGGCATCTGTGTTGGTTATCATAATTTTACCCCCATATACAAGAGTCCGGTCGGCTCAAGATAAAGCAACAATGTATCAAATATATTCCTTTTAAGCAGATCGTCTGTTGTTTCTCCATTTCCTCCGCTTTCGTAGCTGACGGAGTATCCATCCGTGTTTTCAGATGTGACCACACGTCCAGAATGCTTGCTTCTGACCTTTTCATCATTGGCAATCAAATCGCAGACAGCGCAGGCGGCAAGCCTTACTTCTTCCATCTCTATGTTGTCATCAGCGCGCCCGAAGGTAATCCTCCGGACGTAGGCTGATGATTTCATAATGAATTTTCCAAACTCTTCTTTTGACAGACTCCCTTTGTATGTAGTGGTGTAATATTCATAATCTGCATACAGAATCATTCAATCACTCCTTACATTACTGTGTGTACATAGATACCATCTTTCTTGTTATCGTAGCATTCTGCGATACCAACAGTACGGTATCCAAATTTCCAAGCGTCTGCATCCTGGTTCTGGTCAGGTGTGATGATTTTGGAGACTGTGTGTTTCTGGTACTGGATTGCTGCCTGTTTGTCCACGATCATGAAGTTAACTGCCTTACCACTGTCGTTCTTAGAATATCCGCCGGCACCAGAAGTAGCCAGATCGATTTTGGAGTAAAATCTTCCCTCTGGAACTTTCTTGATTCCCGCAAATCCCTCAATAGCTTTCTTAGATGCTGTTGTATCCAGATCCTCAATCATGCCATAGATTGTCGGATTGATAAACAGATAGCAGGTCGCAAGGTTCGCTTCTGCGTTCTCAATTTTGCTTCTTGCTGTTCTGAGTGCCGCAAGAGCCGCCTTACCATCATTGAGAGCCGCAGCTACAGTTGTCACTCCATCAATAGACGCATAGCCTGCCAGGCGGTACGCATCAAGCTCCGGTACCACTTTGGTACGCAGAAATTCTCCGGACAATCTGCCAAATGCTACGCCTGCAGATTCGATATTGTCCATAGCATCGATTGTAAACATTCGACCACGATCATAGCTGCATTTCTTGGTTTCGTATTCCAGTGTCACATCACCTGCAACATAACCAGTCTGTTTGTTGTAGTTCGCAAGTCCCTGCATGGACATTTTCGGAATCAGAATCTCATTCGCATTCGCTCCCTCTCTCACAAGCTCATTCGGACCATCCAAAACCGCTGTCAAAGATGCCAGCTTGTAAACTTCGTCCAACATCGTAGAGTATGCTTTTCTTAATGCAATTGTGTTCGCCATATCTTATTACCTCATTCTTTCAAAATTATTTTTCTGCCGGAAGCCCCATGGCCGCTCTGATTGCTGACATATTATCTCCGCCAACATCAGCACCGCCTCCTGTTGCTCCGACTGCGTTCATGAATGGTTCATTAGAACCAAATAAATAAGCATCAGATTCCTTTACGGTTTCCAATGCTTTCTTGATGTCCTCAGACTGGTTTTTCGATCCTTTCAAAGCGTCAATATCAAGCATAGCCATGACCGCTTTTTCATTGCGTCCCCCGGCTGTCTTGATTGCTTCTTTGATCGTGTCGGAAAAGATGCGATCTGCTTCTTTGGCGGCATACTCAGCATCCTTGTCTTTCAGCTGTTGATTCAGCTTATCAATTTCTCCCTGCATAGCTGTTGGGTCAACATCTTTAAACTTTTCCAAAGATTCCGTTGCAGTCTCAAGCTGGCCTTTGTAATTGTCACGCTCTCCCTCTGCTTTGGTAGTCTTTGCCTTTTCAGCGGCAATGTCTTTCCCGTTCTCTGCCATGATTTTATCAATGACATCCTGCTCCAATCCAAGTCCTTTTAAAAATTCTGTTTTCATGTTTCCATTCTCCTTTCGCATTAGGTTGTTTAAGGTGTGTAACCATCCACCACGAATTGACTGTTTAAGGTCTCATCTACTGACCAAAAAGGCATAAAAATAACACATATCTCTATGTGCTAATCTCTTAAAGTAACGCCTGCACCTGCTCTTTCAAGCTCTCCGGTACATTATCAATTGTCAAGTGTCCACCTTTAATTCTGTTTGCCAAAAACTGCGCCATAATTTACACCTCCGCTTCCATTGTTGCTAAAATCAGCTCCTGAACCGCCTGATCTGTGACTTCCTGCGCCGCCTGTGTTGCTTTCAAGTCTTTCTGCAGCTTGCCGTAGGCGCTCATACCATCGTCCACTGCTTCATACTCTTTTATTACATTCTCATCTGTCTCCGTATATCCGACAAAGACCAGATTACTAAATCCCTCTGGTTTCTCTTCCTTGAGTGGTTTGTAGCCCTCTTTCTTGATGGAGCTGATTCTCACAGTTCCGTTTTCCATTATTTTTGCATAGTTCATATTACTTCTCCTTTCGGTATGTTACTTTAATATCGGGGTCAAGCTCCCCTCCGTCCGCTGTGATGACTGTGGTAGGGTAGTAGGTTTTTAATGCTCGGATAGCGTTTTGTTCGGATTGTGGGAGTGGGACGAATTCGGTGGTTTCTGATTTTCCGATAATATTGAGTGGGTATTCTTTCAATTTTTCTTTGATTTCCGAAACTGTTTTCCCGTAAAACTCTTGAGTGTTAAGCGTATAAAGCACATTATTATTGGCATTCCCGAATAAGACAAATGGTTCCCCGTTCGACATTCTCTTTGCATACAACTTGTCGCAATATCCAGTTTTTTCTTTCTTGTCAATATTTTTGACGTAAACATAGAATCCGTTGGGCGTATGCAAAGAAATACTAGCGGTTTCATCAATTGTTGCTATCACGCTCCCATACAACCACCCAATCTGTCCACCCTGCTCTACCAGTCTGTCCCATTTTGTAATAGGGCGGTCGGATGTGAGGGTGAGAGTTTGCTCTTTGTAGGGTTCGTAAGGGGTTGCGGTTCTGCCTTTTTCTAGTTGGATATACTTATATTCATGTTTTCGATATGCTAAAACTTTTATATATGCAACGTCTTTTTGTATAAGAAATGTCTTTACACCAACTTGGCCAAATCCAATATACATACTCTTACCATCTTCGTAAAACAACTCTAAAGCAGCCGCGCCTGATGAGTCTTCTACTTTTAATACTTCGATACTAAGTATTGTATTTGCAGGAATAAAGCAATCATATCTTTCTACATATTTGTCAATTCTAAAAGTACCATCTTCATTTTTTGTAAAATTACAAGTATCAATAAACTTATTCATATCAAATAAATTCTTCCCCGTAATTTTAACATCCACTTCATACTTCTGTTTCTCCTCATTCCACTTTCCGGAGTTTTTGATTTCCTGCGGATATTCTGGGCTTGGGGATGGTTTACCGCCTGTGTAGGGTTCGTAAGGCTTAGCAGCAGAACCTTCGTTAATGATGATTCCGCCAGTGTTTTGTATCATACTCTTCACTCTTTCGAGACTGTTATTGACTCCTAAGTAAATGTTTCCATCTTCTGGCGTCAATGTCTTATATTTGGAAATAGCCGCAGATCCGTGCGATAGCCATGTTTTATCGCTACCGTCCGGTTTTATCCCTACTGTCAGATATTCGCCATTTTTATTTGCATTTTTAGTAGATGCTGTAACCGTACCGTTTACCGGAAATTTATAATAATAAAATCCGCTTCCTGATTGTGTTTTATCATAATTTTCGCTATCAAAATCTAAAAGTAACTTTTCGTCAAATAGATTCGCTCCAGTAGTCTGCACCTGCTCCGTCTTACCACCAAGCTCCAACCCCTCAAGCGGCGCATCTAAGCTGTTCGGAAGTACCAGCATCCCTGCCCCCTCTAGCTCTACCCTGTCATAATTCGGTGGCTGCGGAGCGGAGACTCCTAGAGGGCAGATCATATCCACTCCTATGATTCCTGTTCCATCTACCATTTCAAACATTGCACTTCTACTCCTTTTTCGCTTGTTGCTGTGGGGATGATCTGGACGATGTTGCTCTTTCCACCACCGTAGGAACCGTACTGCAATACCTGTGCGGTCTGTGCCGGAATCAGTACGCTTTGTTCTTTTGTTGCGTCCCTTTCCAGAGATGCGTAAATATCACCATCCGTAAAATTCTTAACCAGAAATTCGGATGATGCTGTCTCAAATTCAAAAATCAATGTTTCTTCCGCTGTCGGCTGTCTGATTACTTTTACTTTACTCATTTCCTAAACCTCCTAAATCGTTTTGGTACGGGTGCCACTCTGCCGCGCATATCGTAATAGATGCGCTCTCTTTCTTGTTGTAGACCCATTTTCTTGCAAAATCTGGTGTATTCTCCCAGTTGTCCTTGATACTTTGCTTTCGCAAGCATCACATCGTCTGGATCAGCTCCGCCCTGTTTTAGTAGCACAGCCTTTTCTCTCTGTGCCCTCATAGCGGTTTCCATTTTCCTCTGTTGCTGTCTGGCTTCGTATAAGGTGTATTCCTTGCCGTTAAACGTCTTAGGTATACTTTCCTTTCGGTTCTGCTCTGCAAGCCAAGAATCAGACCAATTCCGCTCCGAGACGCCTTTCACAAACGGGTAATATTCGTGATAGCAGTTCGCTCCAAGCAGTCCAGTGACTGTTCCAAGACCACATACCGTAACAAGTTGTTCCTTTGACCAGACCTTCCCTTGCCAGACAGCGTGTGATGGTCTCGCCCCTGCGTGCCACGCAATCTCAAAATGTTCTGTTCCTAACTTCTCGGCGTTCATTTCTGTGATTTTCCCTGTAAGCTGTGATACTCCTGTCATAACCGCTCTCCTTGCCGCCACATCTACCCTGCTATGCCACCCAGAAGCGTAGTCAATGCTTCTGAGTCCGCTGTTTGTGAGTTGAGTAACCACCTTGCGAATCATGGTATTGTAGTCAAATGCACCGTAAACCACTCCCGTGATAGCCTTATCAAGGTATCCTTGGTAGATGTCGGATAATAGAGTCATGACGAGCCTACCGCCGCCGTAATCCACATAAAATCCCATGGACTTTGTGATGTCTCGAAGCTCATCATTACTCTGCCGGATAAATCCCTCTGTGAGCTGTTGTAACTCCTCGTTGTCCTCATAGGGGATATATTCTGCATTAATCTGCTCGTAGATGTCTTTATTACGGACATATTCCCAATCAATAACCTTGTCATACAGCTCAAACACCTCCGGATAGGACAGGTTCAGCGTGGTTTTTATCATCTTTTCGATGTCCTCAGAAGAGTACCCAATAATCTGTAGTCGGTTAATCTGCCAGTCGGCTGTGCTTGTGATTTTTCCCGCTTTTTTAATCCGGCGAACAATGTCCTCGAGAATCATCTGTTCCAAATCAAGAAAATGCTTCTCGATCTGTCCGGATAGCTGCTTTTTGTAGTCTTCCCTCAATTGGTTCACCTACTCCATTACTTCGATCTGCTCTGGCAACATCTTTTTCGCTGTGGCTTCGTCCTCGTTGTACCACTTCATGCGGTATTCCAAATGCGACATCACTCCCATACTCACGTCCTGTCTGTCCTGCTGACGCTCTGTTTCCTCATCGGTCAGTATGGAATCGTTGAATTTGCAAGAGAACTCATATCCCGAATTAAGCATACTGTTGTAGAATGCAAGCCCTGCGGCAAAGTCCTCTAAGCAATCGTATAAGTTGTTCTGGATCGCCGTCACTCGGTTGTACTTGCGGTTCTTCGATGCCTTGATCTCCGTAGCTGTCTTTGCTACTTCCTGCGCATCTGACAGGTCTCCATAAGCAAGACCTACGGAAAATTCAATCTCACGTTTGTATTCCTCCAACCCACGCTTAAAGGCTTCGTCCCTCATTTCTGGGGAGTATTCTTTTAAGAGTTCTTGGTCTTTTCCAACGTCCAGATTCATTCCTCGATACAATTTGTTTTTGAGTTTTGGGAGTCCAAACTTCCCGGTTGCCTTATCTTGTTTAAGTGCTCTATTATCCACATGGATAGCACGCTCACCCGATTCGTATTCCCAGTCAAGCCTTGCCCCCTGTGTATCAGTTTTCCGGATCAGTGCAACTGCCGACTCGTACACCGACACTCCGCAGGCAGAACCATCTATTTTATTTTTAATTGGATTGCGATAATATCCAAAGTCCATACGGTTCATGCCGGGATAGGTAATCGGTCCAGGTAGGATATTCTCCCATTCTTCCACCGCTTCTAGGCTGCATGGAAGACCGATATCATTCGCTGTCTGAGAGTGGAAACACTTGTTTTCTATAGTCAGATTCCCGTCAATGAAATAGTGCCGTTCAAGCCTTGTGAAATAATCAGCGTCCCCAACCTTTTTTACGGTCAGAAATGCAATATCATTTGGCTTTCCATCATCCCCAAAGCTGATCGGGATGATCTTGTCGGCAGAAACAAATTCAGCAGCCGATTCTCCCAGTGGCTTCAGGACAAACGACCCCAGTGCAAGTCCTTCCTGTAGGTTCTCATTTAGGCTTGCGATATTCTTCTGGTAAATTTTGTCTAACCGTTCGTTACTTACGCTGGTTTCCATTTCCACCAGCGCACAGTCCGCAAACTCTCGGCAGATTCCATCTTCAATCCCGAGGGAAACAATGCTGTCAGAAATCCAATCTGCATCACCATTTAACATCTGTCTCCATCTGTTGATTGCATCTATCATGTCGTTGGATAGTGCGATATCTTTGCCGATGATCCGTTTTAATGTCGTGTACCCAAACATCCTCATGATTCCTTTCCATAGTTTCTTAATTCCATCAAACATCTTCCACCTCTTCGATTAGGTATTTCATGTCACGTTCGATTGTGTATTCGAACGCATCCAAGCTGTCAATGTCAGTGCTGCCGTCATCCAAACGCTCATCTTTCCCGACAGCTTCTTTGTCCCAAACTGCATCCGAAAAAGCAGTTTGCAGAGATTCGCAGTCTTTTGTAATAAAAAACCGCCCAGCCCCCATGAGCTTGACGGTGCATCTGATTCTGTCGTTTATAGGTCTTTTCTTTGCTGGTTTGACAGCTATCCACGGAAATTCCTTTTCCACGGCATTGCGGATAGAATTACCAAGGACGGTTTCTGCATTGTCCCAGAATACGGACTCTACGTTACAATACTGTACATAGTCTCCACTCTTCACGCACACAGAGTAATCATCTATCACTTCTTGTACAAACTCACAGAACAGCTCATTCAGTCGGTTGCTGTCGATATCCTCTTTCTCATCTTTTGCCATGACTCTTCTGGATTTTAAAGCAATCACGTCTCTGTAATCGTCCGTATATCCTCTGGCAACGAATGAGTGACCAGATTGATTACCACCAAAGTCCAAGCCAATCTCGATTGATGTGATATCCTCTTTTCGGAATTGCTTATGCTCTGATTCCTGTGAGAGATTATCCACGATTCCGCACCGGAACGCTTCCGGATTGTCTGCAAACCGCTTGTAGATCGACCCGTCAGCTCGTTTCCACAAGCCAAGGATGAGGCGGTCATAATAGATTGTACCCTCATATTCCTTGCAGAGTTGCTTAACAAATTCTGGATCCAGAAATGGATTATCAAATATGGTGTACTTTTGGAGATAGATGTCCAGCTCTACATTGTCGATGAACTCTTTGAGCCAGTGTGTCGGATGTTCTGGGTTGCAAGCTCCATCAAAACAGGAGTACGTCTTATCGAGACGGGATTTCAGCATCTGGAACACCTCTTTGTTCCATTTTGCTATCTCATCTCCGTAGCAGTACTTAATGGATGCTCCCTGTATCTTTGCGACTTGGCTGACCTTTTCCGCTCCGAGACAATAGACATCCTCTCCGCATACTCTTGCCACATTCCGGTTGTTAATGTTCCCGATTAGATCACTGGTATAGATTTCCCTCATCGGTTGGAGTACGTTTCGCTCTATGGATTCTTTGGAGACACCCATGATTACATTTAAGCCAGGGAGTCCATCTCTCTCTCGGATTCTTTTCGGGACGATATAAGCAGTATCTACAAAAGACTTTCCAGAACGAACCGCTCCGGACTTGATATTCCATCTATGAGTTGCGTTTATGATGTATTCATTCTGTTTTTTGCTTAGCTGCATTGTCATGCAATCCTTTCAAGATTTCATCAAGCTTTTCAATTGCTGTTCTGTCCTCGTATTCCTGCTTATCTCTCCACTTGTCTGGTTTCCGGTTCTTCAGCCAAAAGATCTGGGCTGTAATATTGCCATTTATCGCATTTTCGAACAGTGCGTTCTCCACCTGCCTATCCGCAACATCCTTGTTTCTTTTTAGGGACTCACAAATCTCACTATACTTCTTTTTCCATTCGTACAGTGTTTTCGCGGTTATTCCCATATTCTGCGCAATCTGCTCATCTGTCAGTCCGTCTCTCGCCCATCCCTCTATCTTTAGCAAGCCTTCCGGCTCTAGCCATTCCTGATATTTACCTTTCGCCATCCGACTCACCTCTTTCATTATTTTTTATTCTTCTTGTTCATGTTTTGTATAGTCCATCTATTCGCCATATCGTTGATATTTTTAGAACTTATTGTGCTTCTGATATCTATTACTTGTGAAGCACTCGTAAATGTATTAAGTTTCTGCTTAATTTCTTGTCCTATCTTTTTGTAGTTATTTGCCATTTCTTTCGAATGCGCATTTTGTCCGCGTATTCCTGTGGTGTTTATTCTTATATTGTTATTAACAGTCCTGAAAGCACTATCAACAATTTCCTTCGCCCACGCTTTTTGTTTTTCGCTTCCGCTCAATTTACTTGTATCAAACGACATTCCGCCGCCTTTTCTGCTTAGCCCGCTCGAGCTTCCTCTACCACCCATTACATTTCACCTCATTGAATTTATCTGCAAATGCTTTTACTCTAACAATATTCCCCATACACACATCCGGTATTTGTCCATAAAAAATAATGGTCTCTGGCTGAAGCCTTGTAACCATTTCTTTGTATCCGTCAATAAATAACTTCTTGCTATCTTTATTCTTCATGCATCCAACACTTGATACAGCTACTGTTCCACCTTCTGGCTCTCCGTCAAAGCACCAGTTAAACGACTCTTTATCACTCCATGCGATTGTAGGGATTACTTTAATACCCGTCATTTGCATGTAAGCGCCACACCAGTGTTTTCGGTAATGGTTGTAGATCTGGATTGCTTTCGGATAATCTGAATACAAACTAAAATCCGGTGCAAGCACATACTCAAACTCTTGAAGCATCGGAATATACGCATCGATATTTGACCACAATCTTACGAATTGATAGTCATCCACAAAAAAATGAACTGCTTTTCCTTTTCTGTTTTTGATAGTTTTAGCAGCATTAAAAGGGATGAACTGACAATCTCCATGAAATTCTTGCGGGAAAATTACTGGAATATCATAATCTCCGCTCCCTTCCATTATTGCTTTTTGTAGATTTTCATAATTTCTTAGGTTTGTATATTTCATTTTCCCCTCCAAACAAAAAGCACCCATCTCTGGATGCCAAGAATTTAGGACTACTGCTCGAAAGGATTGCAAATGCCAACAAAAACCAAAATAACCAAATACACAATCAAAATTTATAAGAAAAAGGAGGAACCTTGCAGTAGTCCACAACGGGTATAGCAGGACTCGAACCTGCGACACATCGGTTAACAGCCGATTGCTCTACCAACTGAGCTATACACCCGTAGGATGCCCTTTATCGACATCCTTTACCCTATCCGCACTCGGGTACTGACACTAAATATAGATTGCTGAATCTATTTTTGTTTGTTTTGCAGATCTGCGGATATCTGCGTTTTGGTACCATTTGTGATGTAAAGCCGGTGTGCACTCCCCAGAACAGACCTCAGCTGTGCAGCCTGTATACTCACATCACAAAGCGGAGCACTTGGAATCGAACCAAGGACACAGGGCGCGACCCTGCGCGTCTACCACTGATGCTATACTCCGCATAAAAACACCGCCAGACAAGAAAAGGGGAAAGTCCGGCGGTGTTCCGAATGTTTGGAAAGATTGTTTTAGAACAATATATAATCGTTCTAGAATAATTATATCATAAGCAAAATGTTAATTGTGTTAATCTTTCAGATATTCGCTAATTATTTGTGAAATTCTTCCTCTGCTATATCCAATGATGTCTGCAACCTCTTGCTGCTTCTTACCTTCCACAAATGCCAACTCAAATATCTCTTTAATCTCCGGATCATCAATCCCGTTTATGTAGTCTTCAACTTCTTTCTGCTCCTTCAGAATCAGTAACCTATCCGCTTCTTTCCTTCTGATCTGCCGTCTTACATTCTCTTCTTCGTAAGGATCATACATTTGTACGGATGTTCTCACTTCGGTGTACGGGAAATTTGCACTGGATCCTGTTACTTTCCCCATAACAACAGTTGGTTCCCGTTCGCAGAGTTCTTGTATCTGGTTCTCAATCCGGATAAGTCTATCTTTGTTTGGCTTATACTTTTTCAGTGTTTTCTTGTCCAACTCAATCACCTCCCGGAATCCGCTCTTTTATGTTGTATTTCTCTGCTATGTACTCCACAGCGTCCTTATTCGCCCTCTCGCCGCCTTTAAAGTCGCAGGCAAAGGCTTTATGCCCCTTTTGCTTTAAAGCCGTCTCACAGGGCTTCCTCGTTGCCATATTATGCGCATCTATCTTCCGGATAACTCCTGCCGTCTCCTTTCTGCGCTTCATAGTCTCTCTTGTCATTCCTGCATCACCTCAATTTTCTCTCTACTACCCAGCCCGTAAATATTGCAAGCAGTATAAGCGGGAACATTGCCGCAGCTAAATAATCTGCCTTTTCCAACTCAACTTCTTCCAATCCTGTCTCCTTAAATGCTATGACCGCTCCAAGCCCCAATATGTAGTAAAGGGTTAAGAATGCGATTGTGATTAAAATGTCCATGTTATTTCTCCTTGTATGGTTTTATCTGTTCTTTCGGCATCCACGCTGTCACGACATCGTACACCGTTCCCTTATCTGTTCCAAATTCTTTTGCACAGGTGTTTTCCGAATATTGCTCATCATAGAATCTCCATTCTCCTGTTCTGCTCAGATATCCATCATACACACTGTATTCTTCCGGATGGTATGTCTGTTCTTCTTCTGGAACCCAGGCCGAATCGTAGTCCGCAATCCATTCGGATGAGTGTACGGTAACTTTTACCATTTTCCCGACTTCCGGCAATTTCTCACTTACCGGAATCCAGTCATTGTCTTTCTTTCCGTCCTCGTATCCTTTTTGATACCATTTTCTTCGGCTGCAATCTCCGCAATTTGGAATATCATCCATGTGAGAACGTATGGTGTCAACTACACATTCCATTGCTCTTGCATATCCTTTTACTTCATCAAATTGCAAAGGATTTCCTCTTACACATCTTCGCATTTCTTCATGCGCTAATTGTGATTCATTCTCTATCTCTTCCAAAATCTTCTCTAATACGTTCATTCTTTCACCTACCTATTCATGCTCGATTTCAATAACATCATCTCTTCAGCTGCTATTTCTAAATCCTCTTTCCCGAGTCCATATCCAAGAACTTCGCATTCTTCCTCGGTACAAGAACAGTGTTCCAAACAACAATAATTCCCATATTCTGTAGACTCTACAAAATCACAATCTGGAATTTTCATCACTCCACCTCCAACAGCTCTGGATTGTCAAAAATGTTTCCGATAACTTCCGTTCTATTTGGATTCCGATTATATTTAAAAACATCGTTATTGGTGCATTTTTTATTTCCTCGTCCACATACTGCCCATGATCCCCTCCATTCGCTCCAAAACACAGCACCTACACGATATTTTATCTCTTCGCCATCTTTTAAAAACGGACTTCCATCATAGTCATAACTATATCTGAGAATATCATTCTCCCAGATCTTCTTATCGTTTTTGTCGGTAAGTCCGGTGTACTGGCATAAAGTACTTGGAGCAATCTCGCATTTTAGTAATATATCTGGTAATTCTTTGCTAATTTTGTGTATTTCCACTTTTCCAGAAGGATATGCAACAACATACCCTTCCACCCATTCACCATTGTCTTTTCTCTTTGCTTTAAAAAGTATTTCTCTGTTCATAATTACTCTTTCTCCCATGACCAATTAACCTGTTCCATAACCATATCTCTCATAGCTTCTTCGATTTCCTCATCAGTTACATCATCACCAAACTCTTCTTCAAATGTCATATTTGTTCCAGCAAAACCATAATTTGCCTCCGCTTTTACTTTAATCATTCTTCCACCCTCCTGTTCCATTTCCCTATAGCAGTTGTTTCTAAAGCACATCTTCGCGTTGCGACTCCGCATTCTTCGCAGTACACGAAAGCTGATATAACTTTTTCGTCAAATCCATAATGGATTTTCAGCATTGCTTCTCCACCACAAAACGGACATTTCTTTAATTCTTCCATGCTATATTACTCACTACAATCTAATCTCTGGCCGCAATTCAGGCACTGGCTGTCCACAAAATCATTCACCTTGTTATACTGGTTCAAAATATCGCACACAAACCGTCCCATCTTGCACTCTGCGCATTTATCTTCCAACTTCTCTCCGTTTAACTGATCTGGATATTTACACAGGTTGTCGCAGATATGCTCCATCATTTCCGTTGTAATCCCATCCATCCATGTTTCTTCTGTTTTCGCCATTAGTCATTCCTCCTACACCTCATATCTTTGCAGAAATACAATTCCGTCCCTCTCTTTGTCTTTACATACTCAAAATCTCCGATAATTTCCCGTCCGCAGGAAGAACAGATATGTACTTCATTTTTCTTCGGATTCTCTTTCTTTTTTTCATAGCCTACTGTAAATACCTCCGCATTAATATCCGGTTTGGATTCGATACCGCCCTGTTGAGTCGGCAACTTGTCCGCACCCAGCCCTCGTGAAACTCCATGTAATTTGCGATTGTTCCAAAGATATCCTTAACCGAAGTTTCCTGTTTCTTTGACTCAGGCAGCATATCATTGTCTTTTAAAAAGTTTTTAAACGTTTCAATACTCGCATCGATTCCGCTCTCTTCGCTTATTGCTGCATAGATGTTCTGGATCGTAAGTCCGTATTCGATCATGCACTTAATTTCTCCCTTGTACGGTTCGTATTGTTTTCTTTTATTTTCCATTTTTCTTAACCACATCCTCTTGTTTGCTATTACCCTCTTTTTCACTTCTTTTCCAGTAATATCCTCAAGTACTCTGCAGATATGCTCATCCGTGCATCCGAGATTTACCATCTCTTCGATCTGGAACTTGTAGGGATCCAGAAAGTGTGCTTGTCTACTCATTTCCCTCTCACCCTGTTCTTTCTCTTCCGCTTTGTACTGCCGCGCGTAAACAAATCCATATTTCCGTGTCTCAATCCGGTAGGCTGTTTCCTGTAGACTCTAAAGCCGTATCTTTTTCTGTTCATGTTTGCCTCCTAACTGAAACTTACTTCCGGCTCTTCCTCTGGACATATTTCTCCATCTGCTTCCATTTCGTTTATGATGATTTTCGTTCCCGCTCTTTGCAATCTCATTAACAACATGTCAAATTCCCCGAGATATCGAAGAGACTGGATATTCACACATCCTAAATTATCAAGTGTATGCTCTTTTTCAAAATCCCATTTTGATATCGGAATCTCGATGTTTAATTCTTCATCATGATCGTTTTCGAAAACAATCACCGCCCTATGCACAGAACTCCAAACAGGTCTTTCACTCTCTTCTATTCGCATCTCGCATCCGACCGATTCGTAGTATGGTCCATCGTCAAACTCCACTTCCAGGCCAGTTGTACTGATCTTCTTCTCGCACATTTTAATCCATGCTTCAAACAGATCCGTGACTTTAATCTCTTTTTCTTCCTGCTTGATTGATAAATCCTTAAAATTCTCCAGAATCTTTTTATTCTCAATGCAAGCATCAGAATTTACAATTTCAGTAAGCACCGTATCCAACTTTGGAAGGTATTCCGAAAAATCATACTTCTCTATGTACGGCACCATGACTTCTTCTATTTTTTTCTTCAGTGCACTTTCTACTTTTCCCCATCTAAACGTTTTTTCTATTGCCGATTCTATTGATTCCTTGAATTTATTTCTGAGGATTTCCTTTACTTCTTCCTCGGAAAGGCACTCCTGTGCCATTTTAAATAATTCTTCTTTCATTTTGCTCCTCCTTAATTTGACTTCAACAACTGCTCTTCCAGAGAGTCCATGTCGTATCCTCTGCGTTCGAAGTTATTTAAGTTTCTGCTTACTGGCGGTTTTGCCGTCCTCTCTGGTGGCTGATAATTTTTGTCGAGATAATCTTCATATCCGGTGTTAAAAAAGGTGCTGCCGTATTGTGGTTTTCTCCATTCATTTTCTTTCAGATCTTCTTTGTAGCGTTTTATCGCTCTTTCGAATTGCTCGTAGCCAATATCAAGTAGCCTTTCCTTGCTCTTTTTACTTACCTGCCCTTTTCCTTTTTTCTCCGGATATTTTTTCCATAATCGCTCAAATAACTCTTCTATCTCTTTTTCTTTCTCTTTTCTCTTTACTCTATCTCTATTCTCTATCTCTTTCTCTTTCTCTGTGTTACACAATGTTACTGTATCGTTACAATGTAACGCTTTTCGCTCGCGATGCGCTCTAACTCGTTGTGCGGAGTCACTTTCTGATCCTATTGATTCTTGCGTTTCCGTCATTAAATACTCATTATCATCACATAAAATCATAAGCCCTTGCGCAATCAAAAACTGAATTGTAACGCCTACATTTTCCGGGTCTTCATCTATCTTCAATGCCATTTCCTCTACAAAATTCTCTTCGATGCCATCAAAATATAACTTTCCATCATCTTCCAGACTGTAAAGCTGCATTTTTAGATATATAACCGTGTAAGTATCTCCACCGGCTATTTTCCTGAGTTTTTTTATTTTTGGCTGACTAAAAAAGTTGTTTTTCAGTTTTAGCCAGTAATACTTTTTAGCCATAGTCTCTAGAGTCTTTTACTCCTTTCCTCCCGGGATTTCTCCCGGGATATGTATTCAGTGTAGTGTGACATACCTGAACATGAACGGGTTACAATTTATAACAAGGCTCTCTACCTCATTACCTCTTCAATCCGGACAATGATTGACGGGATTCCACTTGTATACTCAAACTCATGCGTTGTATTCACGACATGAGCCGGATCATCATTAACAATCACATCGCATTTCTGCAATGCGTCCTCAATCACCTTGTCCGCAAAACTAAAAACATTCATTCTATCCCGTTTATTGCCTTTTTTCGGCTCTTTAAACATATAGTGCAGAATGATAGGCTTATCTGTTTTAAAACGCTTTAAACCAAGTCTGACGGCGTTACAGGCTATCATCTGATACTGTTTCTTCATTCGATTTCCTGCTTTCGGGTTCTTCCCGATCTCATGTATGTAATCATTCAGACCCGGGAAACAATGTCCTTTGTAAAATTTCCCTCTGATTTCAAAAATATGATTGTCCATATCGTTCCCTAAATTCCTCTCGTGTATGGTTCTGCTCATAGATTGCCTGCCCTACCATCTTCGACAGTGCCATGCTTACACCATCTCCATGTATCCTTTTGTGGCAATCACTACATACAGGCAGGAGCAGCTTGTCCTCCGTTCCTTTTTGCCTTCTTCCTTTTCCACAGATCAGGTGATGCCCCTCGATGTTGTATGGTTTCCCGCATATCAAGCAAAACTCAACGTATTCCGTAACCACAGTGTCTGACTTTTTCATCTATACCTCTCCTATCAAATTATCTGGCCAGATTGGTGCTTTTAGTATTTTGGTGTGCTTGCACCAGTCGCAAACTTCACAACGGATTGGATCGATTTCTCCATTTTTCAGAGAGAGAATCTTTGACACATTCATCTCCATTCCAGACAAGCAATCATTCATCCATTCCTGCGGGATCTGGATAATCTCGATATCTGGCACTTTCTCCTTGCTGGCTGCTGCGATATAAAACGGCAACCGCTCCCCTGTATTGATCCTCACTACCTCTTGGTATACGGCAGCCTGTATGTCATAGCCCCAAAACCTCACAAAGTCCATCAGTCCCATGTCTTTCGCATAATGCGCTTCTCTCAGGGATTTCATTACTTTCAAATCAACGATGCATTTACCGGGCAAATAGCTGTCAAGCTTCACTTTCCATTTCGCTCCAAATAGATCGGCTGTAAAGATTTTCTGCTTCTCTCCGCTCATAAACATCATGAATAAAGGGTCTCTTTCGATTCGGTTTATGATTTCTTCTGCTTTTCGGTACTCTGCCTTTAACTCTCCTTTTTTTGTAAATATCTCAGGATTCTGAGCCTTAAACAAGTCAAGCGTTCCTTCGAAATGCGAATCCACATAAGAGCCAACCAGAAGTGCTGTTGTTTTCTCCATCTCCCAGTAACCATTCAGCTTTGCAAGTGCCTGTTCCTCACACCCAACACGTCCGATTGTTCCGCAGAAATCCTTATACTGCGAGACGCTGAGATACTCCCGATTCGCTTCTTTACTGTAATAATTTTCCTGTGTTAAAATCATTCAAATACCTCATCTGCTTCTTGCACTGCAGCTTCAAAATCAAACGGGTTTTCTGCTACTCTTGTATCACTTTTTGATATGTCCTCTGCTTCACCCTCGACATAAACCCCCATAAGAGAATTTGGAGTATATACCCGAGCAAAGAACGCAGCCGCACGATATGCAAGCATCTGCTCCGGCATGGTTTTCCATTTACTTCCTGTTTTTTCATACCATCCCTCTTTTTTAGCCATTTCGATCGTCACTGTAGTTCCTTTGATTTTCTCTCCACTATCTTTATATTCTGCTTCAATTCTGCATCCCCAATTATCTGTATGAGGTGTTCCATCGTACACCGGACGGACATTTTTAAATTCTGTATTCGCCCGGATCATACTCATACAAGCCTGTCCACTCCATGTAGGCTTGCCTTTTACAACATACAGATTCTGCATGACCATCATAGGGGATACGCCCATTCGATTCGCCATATCTACTGCAATCGTGCAATCCATCGGTTTGCCTTGGTAATTCTGTGGCACCAGCTGCGATGTAGCAAACATTTTCCCGATATCAAAAATCTTTTGAAAACTCTGGCTGTCCGCAAATGGACTCACTTCGTGCTTTTCCTCTTTTACAATCATTTCTTCCATATCGATTCTCCTTATAATTCAATCACTGTCAGATCTTCTTCATCTGTTGTCCTTGTTGCAATAAACTGTAATCCTTTATCTTTGCACTTCTGATACAGGTCTGTCCGCATTTTTGTAGACATTTTCTCCACTCCATCAATCAGGATGATCTGCAGTCCATTAGGCTTCTGAATCGCCACATCGATACACAGATCAAGTTTTTCTCCATCTGATAGATTACTGATTGGGAGTCCGTGAATCAGCGGAACACCGTTTACAACTGTAAGACCGGAAATCGGAATAGTTGCAGTTTCTAAGATTTCTCCCGGAAGAGACCGTGCCTTTTCGATTTTCTGCGTAAAATCTTCGGATTCTGCTTTTAATCGCTCCACTTCGTTCTGTAGATCAACCATTCGACGATATTCATTCAAGTGGGATTTCATCTCTTCCGCATAAGATGCCTGATTCTGCAATTCCGAATAATCCTGCACTTCTTTTTCTGACAATTCTTTATACTCTTCTACAGAGCTGTCATATTTCGCAACATTCGCTTCATATTCTTTTACGATCACTTCTGCTTTGTCCGCTTTTCTCTCTTCCATACCAGCAAGCATTGTTTGATTTTCTCTCAACTGAGCCTGCAGCCTTTCATTTTCTTTCAAAAGACGTTCGCGCTCTGCAGTAAACGACCTTTCCAATGCGGATAATTTAATCTCTTTATCCGCTTCAAATGATCGGACTTTGTTGTCCCTCTGCTCAATGAATCGCTTTGCTTTCTCAATCTGTTCATTTTCTTTTCTAATGCGCTCGATTTCCTGATACAGCTGTCCAAGATTTTCATTTTCCCATTTTTCTGCATCGTATCCAGACGGGATAGCATCTGCGATATCCTCAACAAATGATTTTTTATTCCGAATATCTCTATTCACATCCTGCCGATTCCTGTAATACATGCCGTTTTCCGACTGTATATCATTCAAAACTTGTAAAATATTCTGATCGTAAGATACCCAATCTGGAATTTCACCAAACCATTCACGAATTGTCTGCAATGACCAGTCATACTGGATCATATCAAGCAAAATTGCATTCTGCTCTTTTTCGGATTTCTCCATAAATTCAACTGGCGACAGCTGCAGTGGAGTAAAAATATCTTTCAAAAATGTTTCCGGACTCCCCACCTCATGACCGTTCTGCTTCACGCTCTTGTAATCCGCTTGATTCGTTCTTGCCTTCCGATTGATTCTCAATCCGTTATCTGTTTCAATCAGAATTTCCCCCTCTGTTTCTCCGTTTCTCACAACATACTTGCGATTTGACTTATTTGTAAGTGCGTACCGAATCGCATCAATCACGGAAGATTTGCCTGCTCCATTTGTTCCGGAAAGCTCTACACTCTTTCCGTCTCCTTCATATTCTGTAATTCCATAAAGATTTTTGATCTTAATTTTCGTAATTTTCATTTACAAACTTCTCCTTTTCGTCTACAATTTAACTGATTTAATTTCTTGAGTGCTCGAGGGTTGCCGCCCTGTGACAGCACTCTTTTTTAATACCCGACTGCCAGATACCACGCCAGTAGCACCAAGATAAACCCGATCACCATCGCACCGACTCTGATCCAGTAAGGCTTGTCCTCTTCTTCCGGCAGCTCTACAGAGACGGACCGGATGTCCCAGCTGTTTAATGTGTTGGGTTGCTGAGTGGTCTGGCAGTGGTATGTTCCTTTAATCTCCATGCTTGTCCTCCCTTCTACCGCCTAAGCGGTTTTCTCTTCTGTCCTCTTTTCGAGTGTGTAATCAATTTTCACATGTTCTTGTTCTTCGATAAGAGATATCAACACTTGTATGATTTTTTCCATATCTGGCTTCATAAAATCACCTCTCTAATATGTATGATGGTTAGATTGTCCATGATATGTTGTCCTAGTCATCTTCTTTTTCTTTATTTTCTTCGTTCTTCTGGCTCTTCTGCGATGCCATAGCTTCTGCAAAGCCGAGAAAATAACCTTTATTCATGTCGGACATATCCGGCAGTGCTTGCGCTACTTTTCTGATGATTTCTTTCTCTTTTTCGCTCATGTGTACCTCCTATGCTACATTCAGGAATTTGTTGATAAAATACTGCTGTCCTTTGCCGGTTACTTTTGTGGTTTTGTTAATCCGAACGGAACCATCTGGATTCATAGCTGTTGTCTCTTTCACTTCAAACAGCCCTAAATTCATAGATTTCTGTGTGGGCGAGTTCCATTCCGTTCCTTTTCTCTTACTCAGATATCCATTTTCACGCAACCACTCAAATAAGCGCTTCTGCCCTGTTTCAACGCCGTTCTGTTTCAAAATCTTCGCCAGATCGCCGATTAAGATGGATGTATGACTGGTAGCGACAGCATCCGCAAATATCGCTTTCGGCTTCATTTCCTCAATCTGTGCTGTCTGCTCTTCAATGGTCTTCTGCGCTTCCAGAACTGCCAGTGCAAGAAGTTCTTTACCCTGCGGAACGTGCTCTTTGATGATATTTTCCATCTCATGAAACCGTTTGATGTATTTTGCTGTGAACTCCGTCCCTTTGACTCCTGTGAGTTTGTGGGCGATAAATTCGCAGCCCTCTTTTGTGATTAAATAGCACGGGTATTCTTTTCCGCGACGCTTATATGTAGATTCACGGAAGAAATCTGACGGCTCAAAATTGAGCTGTGAAAATTCTTCTAAATACCCTCTTATGTCTCTGATGATGTTCTTGTGTTCCTTTCCAACCATTTCAGCCACTTCTCGGCTATCTAATTTTTGCTGCAATTTGTTCAATACCTTTTACCTCCTATTCTTTTATTGCCGTCGTAACCTCCGTGGCGGGATTGCTTTCTTTTTGTTTATCTCCTATACTGTAAATACAGGGCACTGCCATGCCTGAGTATTACGAAAGGAGCGATTTTATGAGACGTTGTAATTCACCTTTTAACGGAAAGCAATTTGTTTTAAACAAAAACACTGGAGAAATTCACGATCTAGACCGCGAAACACCGCAATGTCAAATCGATGAAATAAAACCAGAACATGTTTTTAACTGCGACACTTATACAGAAGCTGTGATTTTTGCTTCCATGCTTGCTGTAAACAGAAACGGCTGTGCTTACTGCATGCCTGAAAAGAATAGAGGATAATCACTTTCTTGAGCTGCTTCTAATGTATGTCGCAGCTCTTCCTCTGAAATTTCCTTTTTTAAAGCCTCTTCCAGCTTTTCAGGCGTTTTAAATTCTTCCGCCAACGCAATGATCATCTCACTGAATTCTCGTTCAGCACTAATCGCTTTTAAAAGTTCGAAATTATTTACAATCCCTTTTCTCTTTCGATTTAAAAATCTTTCTACGAATTGCCATCCTTGTGTTTCTTCCAATTCTTCCCACTCTTTTTCGGGAAGCTCAAAAGATATTGCTGCGATGGATTCTCCTTTTAAAAATGTTTTGCGTGTGCAAAAAATTTCATGCATCTCTTCACTCCTCCTTCCTTATATTCTGTCCTCTGCATTTCCGGGCTCGGAACCGGCTTCGGCTGCATTACAGTGCCAGAATGCGTCCGGCGGTTTATCAGAGCTGTTGTCATTTTCTTCAAGCCCAAGATCAATCAACATATCATTGAATTGATTGGAAATCTTTAAAATAAATTTTGTTAAAATAATAAGAGATTTCACATTCCCGCGATCTGATATCTTCCTGTGAGCTGATAGCAGATTTTTTATAACTGTCTTTCTAATGTAAAATCCAAACTCTTCTTTTGTTTTCATTTCCATTTCCTCACTTTCAGTTTTTGTTTGTGTTGTTTGAGTTTGCAAACTCATAATACATCCGTTTTTAGAGTTTGTCAACCCTATTTCTTAAAAATTTATTTGTTTTTTGAGTTGATAAACTCATACAGTTATGATATAATGTATTTTGCAAGGAGGTGATAGAATGGAAATGTTCGAGCGAATAAAACTCCTCCGGACTGAACAATTACATATGACACAGACCGAATTCGGTGAAGCTCTTGGAGTAAAAAGAGACGTTATAAATAATATTGAAAATAACCGTTTGAAAAATCCAGAGAAACAGGAACCGATTTATAGGTTGATGTGCGAAAAATTTAATGTAAACGAAAAATGGTTAAGAACCGGAAACGGTGAAATGTTTATCCCGTTGACAAGAGACCAGTTGATTACAGACTTCGCTGCTGATCTTATAATGGAAAACGATACATTTAAAAAGAGATTAGTAGAAGCTCTTGCAAAGCTGGATGAAAGTGAATGGGATGTCCTAGAAAAGCTCGCAGAGAGCTTAATTAAAAAAGACTAGGGTTTCCCCTAGCCTAAAAGCTTTATGCAGAATCGGTACACAAGTTCCAACACCTCAATATTGTTGGACTTGTTGACCAATTCGATGATAAGTTTTTTGTAGTCCATTCGCGATCCCCCTAACTGCAAAAACACTTGTTCGAAATCCCTGAACATATAATACTATCTCAGGGGACAAAAATCAATATTTTGTTCGAACATTTGTTCTGTTATTTTGTGGCAATGTTTTTGCCCTCTATTAAATAAACAGTTAAAATTCGGGAAACTTACGCGAAAATGGACAATCGTCCCAGATGTGGGACACTTATTGATATGGAGAGTCGATAAGGTCGGAAATTCGGACTTTTAAGCCCTTGGCAAGCAATTCCAGCGTGTCAGCTGTCGGCAATATTTTACCATTTGCAATGCGGTTAATCGTTGATTTTGATATTCCAGTTGCAATGGATACTTGCCGAGTAGATAGGTTTTTATCGTGCATGATCTTATCGAGTAGTATTTTCATAGTGTAATTATTGTAGTATATTCCAAATCTGGAAACTACAGGTAAATAATGGTAATGATATAACCGCTTCGGCGTTTATATATAAATTGCGGGAAAAGTACAGGAGAGAAAAAGAAGGTGAATTAAGAAAGGAATGGGATTTCGTTTCAGAAAAAGTTTTAAAATTGCTCCCGGTATAAAGTTTAATCTTAACAAGAATAGCCATAGCTTCACGTTTGGTGGAAAAGGAATTCACTACACTGTTAATTCTGATGGAAAACGGACAAAAAGCTTTGGAATTCCAGGGAGCGGACTGTATTACACAGAAACCAAAAACGGAAAAACTAAAGAAAACAAGGGGAAAACAATGAGTAAAGCATCGAATAAGAGTGGTGGTGGATGCCTTAGTGTTATTGCATTGCTGATAATGCTCTCTATTGCACTTGTAGTGTATTCTTTTTTATGGATACCAGCGATACCGGCATTGATATACTGTGTTGTATCCAAAAAATTCCGGCCATACAGGATCAGGAATACTGTGATATGCTCGATTGTGTTTGCAACATCTCTAATTATCTTTATATGGCTTGGATCTCCGTCTGAATTGAACTCTATATCTGCAGAGTGGGGGAAAGAAGAATTTAATATCGGAGATGTAACGGAGGTGAAAATTACTCCAAGCCCGTCGGACGCAAAAATCGAAAGCTTGGAATTATCCGAAAATAATATCGCAGATCTCGAATATAAGGACGGAAAAGCCGTCATTACATTTACGGGTTCTGGGAATGCATCACTATTTTTTACGGCGAATGGAGAAATTAAAAGCAGTTCGAAAACTATTACCGTTATAGATCCGGAAGAAGAAGCGAGAATAAAAGCCGAGGAAGAAGAACGGATTAGGTTGGAACAGGAAGCTCAAGCAGCTGAACAGGCGCGTATCGAGCAAGAACAGGCTGCGGCTGCTGAACAGGAAAGGATTGCACAAGAGCAAGCTGCAGCGCAAGCAGCACAAGAGCAGGCTGCACAGCAAAGCCAAGATGACCCCATCGTGTATATAACAAACACTGGGGCAAAGTATCATAGCGCTGGATGCAGAACTTTGAAATCTAAGATAGAAAAACATCTGTCTGAGGTACGCGGAGTTTATGAACCGTGCGGCATTTGCCATCCACCACAATAAAATAAAAACCGCCCCTGCGCCAACAGAGACGGTATACATATCCGAAGATATGCGATTGAAATCCACGAATATTGTATCATCTTCGGGGCAGTCACACAAGCGGAACATATGTTTTGCGCTGGCTGTTATTTTTGTACCAATTTTAAATATATTTTACAAAAGGAGAGTGATGCAAATGCCAGAAAAAATACTGCGGTGTGCCATATACATCCGCGTCTCCACATTTGAGCAGAGCGTACATGGCAAGTCTCTGCAAGCACAGAAAGAATGCCTGGAGCAATACGCAACAGACAACAATATGTCTATAGTAGGTGTCTATGCGGACGAGGGAAAGACTGCCAGAAAAGAATTGAAGAAAAGAAAAGCCATACACGCTCTTGTAGAGGACGTAAAAAGGGATAAAATTGATGTGATAATTTTCTGGAGACTCGACAGATGGTTTCGAAATCTGTCAGATTTCTATAAGGTCCAGGATGTACTTGATGAGCATGGAGTGCGTTGGATCTCGGTTTCCGAGCCAGGAATAAACATGGAGACCAGAGACGGACGATTGCAGTTAAATGTAGTGCTGTCGATCGGGCAAAATGAAGTAGACACCACATCCGAGCGAATTAAATTTGTGAATGAAGCATCTATAAGACAGAGGAAGTTAATATTCGGAGATGCAAATATGCCTTTTGGATATAAAACAGGTGTTGTGGATGGAAAGAAATGCATGGTTAAGGATCCGGAAACAGAACACATGGTGGAAGATTTTTTTAATTATTTTAGAATCCATAACTCCAAAAAAGGTGCTGTCCGGTACATGCAAGAGGCCTATGGTATTGATTTTAGCTATGGAATGTTGAGAACAATGTTATCGAGCGAATTTTACAAGGGGACGTACAGAGGGTATCCTTATTGCCCCGCCTACCTGTCAGAAAAAGAATGGAATGAGATGCAAACTATCTCGAAAAGAAATATAAAAAGCACACCATCTGGCAGAGTATACCTATTTACTGGTTTAATACGTTGCCCTGTATGCGGACAGAAATTAGTCGGTACAGGATGCTCGTCCGTTATAAATCGTAAAACGTGGGAAAAAAGGACGTACTGCTACTACCGTTGCAATAGAGCGCTTAAAGACCATATTTGCACGTATAGGCATAGGGTGAGCCAGAACCTTGTCGAAAAATATTTGCTCGAAAATCTCGAAAGAGAATACGAAAAGTATAAAGTACGCAGCAACCAGATCAGTGAAGAGCTAAAAAAGCAAAAGAAAACGAAAGATCCGGAAAAGCTGAGAAAAGAAATGGAACGATTAAATTTGTTATTTCAAAAAGGGAGGATTTCTTACGATTACTACGATAAGGAGTACCAGAGATTGGAAGAAGAACATTCCGCTTCTGCTGCTTTTCCAGAGGAGGAAGAGACGAGAAGCCTGCACTATGTGGAAGAAATATTAGAAACTGACTTTCGGCAAATGTATGATACGCTATCTTTGGAAAATAGACGTTCTTTTTGGAGATCTACAATACAGGAAATTTATCTAAACGAAGACAATACGATTAAAGGTGTTGATTTTATTTAGTGCGCCTTGTACTAAACATCTAGCCCCATTTGGAGCCGACAAAACGATGACTGCTGTACTTTCTGGTGAAGCAGATATCGGATTTATGGGGTCGGAAGCT